TAACCCAGCATGATTACCCCATGAGAATGCGGTGTTTCCATTGGTGAAGTACGATGCATTTATGCCTTTAACATACGGGCTGACTGTTGGATCTGTCTCTGATTTGAGATACCCCGCCAATGAATGATCTCCCCACGCAAAAGCGTTATTCCAGTTTGATATATTAGAGGTAGTTATCGCCTTAATCCATGAAGATACGTTTGGATCAGATTCAGTGAAAGACTGCAAATACCTGGCATCTGCGCCTGATTGAGTAATAAACCCGTAATCAGCTATAGATATGCGTCCCATCCATCTGTAAGTAGATGAAACTACCAATAAGCTATCTGATGCAGTGCCAATAGGTAAATTCTGAACCCGAAGCCAATTACTCTGTGTCCTGTATGGTAAAATGTAGTTTGATGTTGCTGGCTGAGCGAACGAAGACACGTATAGTGTCACAAATAACAATAGGGAGATTAATTTTTTCATTATTGATTGTTTATGGCAAGACTAGCAGGTAATGAAAACCACCAGCCCTGATTATCGACTATAATTTTTATATATAACATGCCACTTCCTATATTTGGGGCAACTACGATAAACCTATCAGTAGCGTTAGGATAGTCTGCGTTTAAATCTTCATTGAATAGTGGCTCAGTACCTAAGTATGTAGCCCCTTTATTTTGTGACCCCGTGCCGTCACCCCCTCCTTTATAAAAAAGCTTTGAACTGAGCCACGATTCAAGGTCATCCTTGCTATCGAATACCTGACCATCGCACTCAACCTCTTCTATCTTTGCTGATATACCTACCATAGAAACTCCTTCTGGATCACCATGATTAACAGTGATAGACCCCTTTTGGTATTCCATTTTATTTATCGAAAAACTGTTGTCTTTCGTAACAATTCTTATTTTTATTGCCATGAGAGTAATATATACACAAATATATCATTATTGTTACACTTAACGTAAGAATATCTATTGTATATTGCGAGTGTAAAATAAAAATGAATATGAATACAGAAAAAGAATTAAATGTATTGAGCCTGTTTGACGGAATGTCGTGTGGTCAAATAGCTCTTGAAAGAGCAGGCATACCAATTTGTAACTATTATGCGAGTGAAATAAAAAAACACGCAATCAAATGTTGTTTAGATAACTACCCAAAAACAAAACACGTGGGGGACATTACCAGACTAAAGATACCTAAAGGAACAATTATAGATTTAATTATTGGAGGTTCTCCATGTCAAGATATAAGTAACTTAAAACCAGAAGGTAATTTATACGGAGAAAAAAGTAAGCTATTTTTTGAATATGTCAGGTTGTTAAAAGAGTGTAAACGATATAATCCAGATATTAAGTTTTTACTAGAAAATGTTAATGGAGATAAAAAATCTATTGACATAATAAGTGAAATATTAGCGGTTAAGCCAATAAGAATAAATAGTAATTTAGTTTCTTATCAAAATAGAGACAGATTGTATTGGACTAATATTCAAAATGTCACAATACCAGAAGATAAAAATATAAATTTTCAAGACTACATTTTACCTGAAAACGAATACACGCAAAATTTTAAAGTTAACAAAACCCCTAGTCGTGTATTGATGTATGAAAAGCAATGCCCCAATATTACTTACCGTAAAAAAATAAACTGTCTTACCTGTAAGCAAGATAGACGTAATAATTCTGGTTTGATTGACTTTCAAGATTTTTGTAGATACTTGACTACAGTAGAATTAGAGCAGGCTCAAAATGTGCCAATTGGCTATACTAAATCTGTTTCAAGAACACAAGCTGAAGATTTACTAGGAGACGGATGGACTATAGACGTGATTGCTCACATATTTAAAGGACTCAAGAAGTAAATCCTGCGCCAGCAGTACCTTCGTAAACACTTCTTACCGTAACTCTTCCTGCTGCGGTGTAATATTCCTTCATGTGCGCTAATCCGGTTTCTCCGTACTTCAAAGCTACACGAGCCTCATCTAATGAAACTACACCGGCTTCGATCAATGGCTTTAGGTATTCAGCTACCTCCTTCATGTTGACGGCCATTTCAGGTAGTTGCGTGTAATCAAGTTCTATGATAATATCACCGAATCCTTTGCCGACAAACCTAGTCAATGCCTCGCCTATCACTTCGCATATAGGCGCAACTGCATCGTATATCAATTGCTTTACCGCTGTCCCCTGATTGTTGCTGGTTGATGCTTTCTGATTGTGGTATTGAAGAGGTACGTGGTATGCTCTGTAAATGTCCTCTTGATTTGCGCCTACCAATTCGATCAACTGTAGGTCTGCTATTGGTAATCCCATAGATTGCCATGATAAACTAATTGACGAAGCGAAAACACGTGCCATTTCATCATCAGAACGCCTTGCTGCGGACATTTTATCGTGAAGCTGTTTCTTTTGATCTGAATCGAGTTGATCTTCTTTGTCACGAGGCGATAGGACGCCAAATACGCCACCGTTTTTTGCCTGCTTACTAGATTGCGTCTTTCCTTCTTTAATCGTTCTGAGAGACTCTAAATAGGCTCTAAGCGGAGAAACTCCGTATAGGTATTCAAAGTTGCGATCTATAGGTGCTGGATTAGCTGTTTTAAGGTGGTAAATCTCGTCTTTAGTGAATGGAGTTTTGTTTGTATTCTCTAGTATGTAGCCTACAATCGGATCTAATAAGTTATCAGAATCACCGTTTATAGTCATATTAGGAAAACAAAACAGTTCCGACATGGTTTTTCCTGCCTGATTTCCGTACCAGTACGTATTACCTTTAAGTAAATAGGTCAATGCCGTAGTCCATAGCCACTGGCTACCTGTTTGGTATGGATTAGGACTCATAAGCAAGTCAAGCAGCTTAGGATTGTCTACCTCTTCGACTGCCTGTAGTTTCAGTAAGTAAGACTGAACCGGATCGTGCTGTTCAAGTGCTTTTGCTTCCTGGTATTTCCTTTTGTCTTTAATCTTTTTGAAGCTGTATAGCTTAGGGGTAATCTTTTTACAGATAATATCAGTAACCTCGTATACAGCTCCGATTGTTTTGAAAGCATCTTCATAATCCGCATGATCGGGATTAATAGTCGGCAATCCCTTATTCATGAAAGCGACAAGGCTATCAAGTTGTTTAGCGTAACTTCCTGCTAGCTTTGAAGCCAACTGCTCATTTACCCTCTTATCAATAGTTGAACTGAATACCTTGTCTAATAAACCCATGACTTAATGTTTAGGGTAAAGATAGGGAAAGTAATTGAAATGTTACAATTCTGGTTATATTTTCATATACCTACCCTGCTTTATGGATTCGATTACAACCCTATATAATGTAGGGAAATTTCTTTTAAAAGCGTCGAAATCCTTATTTATCATCATATGATGGAAATTCCTTTTGAGTATTCTTTCCGCTTGAATGTCATTCATATCAATCTATTTTTAAATTCCTTGCAACCCCAACAACCCTCTTACCTCTATTCAGGCTAACAACAATCACCCCCACATCAACATTACTATCACGGGCAGCAAAGTAGTCCGATCTGTTATGAAACTCAACGCTGAAAGGAATACCGCCCTGTTCACATTGAATCTTTGGCGTATCCTGTTTACCTGATTCCGATATGACGGTAGGCGTTCGGGTTGTGTCGCCTACTGTTATATGCCACACTCTGTCTAAGGCCATCTTGTTTCAGTTTCAGGAGATAAAGCTTTAAGATTACCTGCTTGATATATTCCGTATTCATGACCACAATCAAGACATCCGGAAATTACAGAAGTAATATTACCGCCTCTTTTCCATTCCTGATGAAGTTGGACTACTCCTGTTTCGCAATTTCCGCAACGAAAGTTGTGTAGTGCGTACTTACATGCGTGAATTTTTGTTTGTTTGCTCATAATATTGAGTCTAACCACTTATTGAATAATTTATTAATTTGCTTAGGGTATTTCTCTTTTGCCTTTTTCCATTTATCAGCATGACACCTTAAGCCTGGTCTTACTGATTTTATTTTGTCGGAATCTGGTTTGAATGGCGCGCCTAGTTTTTTCATATATCTGCCAGTTTAATAGGCTATCACCTCGAAAGTGCCCAACCTTATGCAGGTGGGCGCTGGTGTGATGGGTGATTTTACTAACATGAGCAATCCATATTTGCAAAATAAAAATCTCCTATCCTGTATAGGGAA